ATCCAGTGCAGAAAGCACCTTCAACTTCTTGCCGATGTCGCCCGCAGGAAGATTCGTGTCAACCACCGCCAACTCAACGTCCTTCGACGTGGTTGAACTGCCGATGGTTACATCGGGGGCATTGTGGCCCCCAACTGCTACGCCATAAAATCGGGTTGCCATCACGCACCCGCATCAACGTAGGTGACTTCCACACAGAGCGTTCCAGCACCGCCCATGTCAGTCGTCACAGTCCCCGCCACATCATACCAAATGCCGGGATCGCTTGGCAGACCAAGGGCTTCCCACAGCGGTTTGTCCTTGCCCTCGATCCCGTATACCGCGCTTTCGTGCGCCACATTGGTATCAACTAGCGCGGAGGTCACAACCTGCGCAGACGCAAAGTGGTCCGCGTCAACTACCGCGCTGCCGTTGTCAACAGTCTGGTAAAGTCCCAGGTCCATCGCGCCACTAACGGCGACAGCATCACAAGACAAAAGAACCTGCTTGATTACCGCGTTACTGGCGACTTGGCAGAATCGCAAAATATGCCCGACATCACTCGCCGTTGAAACCTCGATGATCCCAACGCCGGTCGTTTTGATCCGCGCGTTGTTGTAGGGTTGATTCGCAACGCGCGGCGTAAGCGCACGGTTGCTGATCAGTTCAGAAGAAGCATTCGCCATTTCATGTCACTCCGTGCATTCGATTTGGATAACACGGCCCTCTTCTAGCCGCGTCGCGCCGATAGTCGTAGTGGTTGAAAGCTGGTAAGGAACGCCAGAAATGTCAGGCCGTTCGTCCACACGGGCGGAAACATCACTCCAGACACCAAGGTGCATACCACTTGCGACCCACATTGGACACAGCCGGTAGGTGGCATTACTTGGCACCATCTCCGACACCACAATGTTAATACCGGCAAACCTGACAATGCGCCCATCAACCAGAACAGGCATGGTGTTCTGGGTAAAATAGTCAGTGTTGACCACTTGGGATTGCCGCAAAAGGTCTTCCTCTTGTTGCCCTGTGATCGCCATGTAAACCTTTTCGGTCGCAAGGTTTACATTCGCTTGCCGCAACAGCCTGCGCCCACGGATGATCTTGTCAACATTCAGGCCGCTGTCTGCCGCTGCGCCAATCGCGGCGTCAACACGATGATTAGTCGTATCGAACGCGGTCGTAGTGGCACCAGATCGCCCGGTTTTGGCATCAGCAAAGAATGCGTTGAAGATCGTTTCATCAAAGCGCCGGGCAGACGCCATAACCGCCGCTTGCGCCAAAACGCTTTGCGGGTCGATCATCATTCGCAGTTTGTCAAACGTGCTGATCATCTGCGGCAGTTCATAATCAACGGGGAATACCCATCGCCGATCCGTTGCAGCGTCAACTCGCCCCATCGGCGCGAATCGCGATGTGACTTCCAGCATCTCGACAGACCCATACTGATCAACAGCAACACCGCTGTCTCCAGTATACGGAGCCTCAGTAACAAGTCCGCGCATTGCACCGCCCTGAATTTGCAGCAGGTGCGCAACGTTGGTCGTGAATTGCTCCACGAAATGGGTGGGAACGTTAATGGTCATAGCCATCTCCTTGATTGCGTTTCAACAATCGAGAGTGGCTTATCCTGAACGGGGCCGTCTCTGTCGCTTTAGGCCCGGTCGGCCCCGTTCTTTGTCACGGCGTCAAGCGGGGGCGCTGCCCTTATCCGCATTACGCGGGCGACCAACTCGGGGGGCTTCCGCCTTTTCCCCTACGCTAGCTACCCATTCGGCCAATCGTGCGGCGTCTTGAATAAGTCGTGCCGGTTCTCGGACACCACCGCCGCTCGCTACAGCCTCAATGCACCGCATCCTAATCTCTTGATCATCCATAGTCAATTCCCCCCCGATACCATCTTGTTGAGTCTTTCCATCCTGTCAATGAATGGCTTGCGCAAATTCGCGTTGGAACTGGTATAACCAGCCATGAACTCTTTATCTGCAAACAATTCAGCGACTTTGAGTTTTGCGGCACTCGGCGACAATTGAAATTCGGCGCGTGGCTGATCGCCTTGAATGACCGGGTCTTCGTTCATTCCAGCGCCGACCTTGGCAAGAAAATCATAAAGCGCCTTCTTGTCGCCGGTCAACACATTGGCGAGCTGATCCTCTTGCATTCCGACACGGGCCATCACGCGAGCCGCAGAATTAAAGCCAGCCTCGTTCGTTTTCTTCCACTCATCAAATTCTGCCGCCGCCGCCACGTCCTGAGCTTCCTGCAATTTTTCCGCGATTGTGCCAGTGGTCTTTTGCAGTCCGGCAAATTGATCGTTGCTAAGCCCCAACTTGTGAGCATCCGCAGCAATGGCCTTGAATACCGCATCGTCGATACCGACCGCTTGCGTGTATTTGTCAGGTGATTCAGGTCTACCCAGCCGGTCATAAACTGCGGCCATCGCATCAGCGTCGTTAATCTTTTCCGGCAGCCTCAACAATTGCGATTCTGGCACGCCACGCAGCTTTTCGAGTTGCTGGTAGCTGGTCAGCACGGCACCAGGGTCTTTGAACCCCTTGGCCTCAGCGTATCCTTTCATCTCTGCGGGCAGGCTGTCCACCCACGATGCTTGCGCTTGTTCGCCTTGGCCCTCAACGGGGGGCGCGGTTTCTTCGGTCATTGGTCGCCGTCTCCTTTGGCATCGGCCCAAACAGCCGCGTTTTGACGTGGGAATAAACCCCGCGCCGCTCCACTGTTGCCGCCGTGGCTAGCGGGTCAACCACACCATAGTCATTCCTCGGTAGGCTAACCGTATCCCACCCACAGCGGGCTTTCAAATCCTGCAACACGATCTCTGCATCTGGACTCAGCACATCGTCATCCCGGAGGAACAACCGCCGCCATGCCAGCGCTACACTGTGTTCGCTCACTCACCTGCCCTCATACATTAATGCCACCGCGCCCAACAATTGTCATTGCAGCCTCGGGTTGTTGCCGCTGATTTGTTGCGCCTCAGCCAATGTCTTGGCCGTCTCTGCCGCAATCGGAGCCGCCTGCAACAGCGCCCCCATTTCAGCTTGTGCAGCCTTTTGCTCATTCTCAGCCGCCAGTGCTTCATCCGACTTGATCACAGACGGCGGCGCACCGCTCGCCTCCAGGATGACCTTGCCGGTCTCACGAATATCATAAGCCTGCATGATGCTGGGATCAATCTGCGCAAACGCTGCCATTGCCTGAAACCCGCGCATGATTGCAACCACATCTTCTGTTCTTGCCGCTTTCGTCATTGGGCTTTCATACCTGATTTCCAAAGGCCGACCCGTCTGCCTTAGATAATCAGATAACTCAGGCGGCATTGGCGGGTGTTTGCCCTGCCTGAAAAGAATCCCGCTTTCGCGCTTGATCATCGGCCCCAACCATTCCGATTGCAGTCTGCCGACCATCGGCATAGTCATTTGCCCCTGTTGCTGCGCAATGAGCATTGATTGCGTTGCAGTCATGTTCGGGTTTTCTAGTAATACCCTGAACCACAAGCCGAGAAAACCGTCATCAATCTGGTTGCGCACGTCGGACATCAGGTCGCGTGTGATATCCGTCCGAACGCCAGTGTTAAATGGCACCACCATTGGACGCCCGTTATCATCCAGCGTCCCCGGATTGTGTGTTCCGGGTGACAGGTCATACTCGCTAATGTTGTCGGCAGACATGGTGGGCGGGTCAATCGTCATGTTCGCCGCATTGATAACTACGCGCTTCATCTCATTGAGCATCGCGATATCGGGCAGCAACTTGATTGCCGGACCACGCCCATACCGTTCCCGCGTCGATACACCATCGCGGCTTACAATATAAGGCTGCTCATTGTAGCCATCTTCCTTGACGATTTCCTTGCCGTCTGGGAACAGGTAATACCCGCCAAATGGCATCCCCGTTTCATCCATCCGGCCCGGCGCGAAATCATCGCGAGGCGAAACACAGTGCAAAAACTCAAACCGATCGCCGATCTTACCGGCATTGTATTTTTTTAACACCCTGTCAGGCGTCCGCTTCCCGAACATTTGCACGGCTTGCCGTGCTGTCAACTCAAACTTGCGGTGCACCGTGTCGATTTGACCGTCGCTGTTTTCATCAATGTAAATCTCTGACAGGTGGATTGCACGATACCGCGCGCCCCCAGCCTTGGACGGCTCGACAAGCATTGCGCCGGTTCCAAACAAGCCAAGTGATTGCCGCACCTCATGCGCTTGACTGGCGAAAAACGATGACGGCGAATACCTCATACGCCACAGGGAGCGATTCAATTCATCCAGGTAAATCTTGACGTTGTGATTTTCATCAATTTTATTGTCCCCGGTTTGCAAGAAATGCCATAGCGTGGTGCGCGGCATCAATCCGGCCTCGATTGCCGCCGTGTATTTGTCCAGCGCGCTCATGGGGAAACTGTCGTGCTGCTCCAGATTTAGCCGCCCGCCAGCCGTTTGATTCCCAAATTGATTAATCGCTGGCATGACCAGCTTTTCAACCGAACGCCACAACGATTCAAACGGCGCACGGATAGCCACCAAATCATCATGTCGTTGCAGCAGGTCTTGCGCATCCATGTCAATTTCCCAGCACTTGGCGTTGCGCCGTCGGTGCCGCGCCCCCCGCCGACAGCATTGTTACCGCGCGGCCTTTCATCATACGCGTCCGCAATTGACCCTCAATCGAGGCCCGTTCCTGGTCAACCTCGGGCAACGGTGTAGGGGGTTTTGTCTTCGGTGCAAACAGGTTCATGCGAAAAAACTCCTCTTTTCACGCCGAATTGGCCGAATCGGTATTGCATTCGTTTTGGATAGCGGCGGGAATAACTCTGTCATTGCCCATACTAGCGCATCTACACGGTCAGGGGAATACCCCTGCGCGCGTCTGTCAAACCCGGTCGTTATCGAACACATCTGGTCCTCCAATTCTGGGAACTCATCCAGATGATACACCAATTTGCGCTCATACAATCCGGCAATCGGCTCCGCCCGTATCACCTTGCCACGCGATGCATGAACCAGTTTAATGTGTGCCGATCTGGCTCCAGAATTAGCTTCAATCGACCGAATGACGCTTTCGACCATATCGCCGCCTTGGTTAGCCTCAGCCACAATACAATCCGCCTGTGTCTCATGATACAAGCTAAGCGCCACCCGCGCCCATTCCTCGGGCCTAAACTTTCCACTGGCGTCGTCAATTACATAGCCCTTGGTCTGGCTGCCAATGCCTTTGATGCCCGCGACCACAATCCCCGTCTCATCGCTACCGGCGTTACTCGTAGTCGCAGGATCAACTGCCACCACGATGCGTTGCATATCACCCGGCGGCTCAGCGCGCAAAATCATTGACCGCCGCCAAATCGCTTCTTCAACATCAGCCGAATACTCACCGAGCAAAAACCTCCGCCGATTGCGCTCACCCATGTCTCGCAGGGTATCGAACATGCTGGCAGGTAAATTAGCCACGTTGTCATACGGATTGACAAACAGGTGCTTGTAGCGCGTCCGGTCGATAGCCTTCCCGCTTTCTGGGTGAGCCCCTACCACCCAGGTTTTATATGTCCAATGCGATGTCGTGGTAGGATTTAGGTCAAGATATTCTTTGAGCGCCAGATCGGACCCGTCAACCTTCTTCACCGATTGCGCCAGACGGGTCAACACCTGCTCACGAATTGCAAACGCAAATTCCGATGCCTCATTGCCGTAGACCGTGGCATATTCACGGCCCAAAACCTTATCCACGTTGCTATCGTCGAGGCCTGCCAGCCACACTTGTGAACCATTGGCATACTCAAAATAGCCGTCTTGCGCGTGAAATTTAGGCAGAGGGTCGCCAGTCAGCGCGTGGACTTTCGGAAATGTATCAATGCCAATCGACTGTCGAGCCGATACCGCGTGTTTGCGATAGACCAAATGACGCGAACCGGGCGCGGCCCATGCACGTCGATCAATGAAATAACACAGCGCAAACGTTTTACCTGATCGCGACCCACCGACTGCCAGAATATGCTTTGCCTCGCCCGAAGCAAGCGCGCGCAACTCAACTTGTTTTTCTGTGAGATCGATCACAAGCCAGCGTCATCTTTTGAAATCACAACATTGACAGTGCCGTCTACGCTCACCGGCTGACTTGGCAATCCAAATGCCCGGTCTTGTGCGTTGCTGATCAATCGCAAAATATCAGAGCCAGTCAAACCGGCCAGCAATTCCTCAGTGGTTTTTGTAGCCTGCGCCGCCGTAAGCGCCTTGAGAATACGATTGGCAGCCGCCTGCGCGAGCCTGGCGTTCTCATTCTCCATCAGCTTTTGCGCTGATGTTTTACCGCATGGGTTATTTATTGCGCCCTTTTTGAATTGGTGCTCCTTGGGGGGCTTACGCCAACCCACCTCATATTTATCTGTCCCCTTCATACGTGAATGATACTCTAACCTAATCATAAATTCAATACCAGGCATTCTACTGCGCCGCACCAGGGCGCGCCCGTTCGCGCTGTCGCATTTTGTGCTTGACAGTGGCGCACATTGCGCCTATTGTTGGGGCATAGAGAGAGAGGAACACACCATGGCAACCAGCAGCAAATCCTACACCGTCACGAAAGCCACCGCCGATGCATTCGTCGCGCGTTATGGCACCAGCTATGATGGCTACCAGATGGCGCGC